CATCCGGGTTGATGACGAGCGACTGGTGGCGGATTTGGTGCCGGCCGAGCGCGGCACCTCGCAGCGGGTTGACGAGATCCTGAGCCTGATCGAACAGGACATTTTGCGGGCCACAAGCGTCGGGTTCCGGGCGATTGCGCAGGAGCCGATCGATGCGAAGCACCCGATGCGCGGCACGCGCTACACCGAGCAGGAATTGCTGGAGACATCGATCGTCAGCGTGCCGGCGAACCCGGCGGCATTGGCGATCGCGAAATCCTTGAACATTTCAGACGACACCATGTCTCTCGCCTTCGGCGGGCAAGCCGTAATGGGGCGACGGGACGTGGCGACAACCGGCGGGCAAGCCGTGGCGAAACGCCTTTCAAGGGCGACTCCGATGAACATCAGCAAACAGATTGAGGACGTACAAGCGAAGCTGAACGCGGCTCGCGACCAGTTATTGGAACACACCCGAGAGCCGGATTACGACATCGAGACGGCCGACATGCTCAATGGCGAGATCGATGAGCATGAGCGGCGGCTTGTGTCGTTCAAGGAAACCGAGCGCCGGCTGGCGATCAAGACGCAGGAAGTTCTGCCGCCCGCCGCGCCGGCAATCAGCCGCCGGCCGTTTGGATTGCCGACGAAGGAGGTGAAACCGGGAGAGCTTTACTTCCGCGCGTTGGGGGTTCTTTTGCGGGCCTGCGAAAGCCGCAAGCCGGTCGATCAAGTGCTCCGCGAACATTATCCGGAAGACGAGGCGACCGCGGCCGTCACTGGCGCAATCACCCGTGCCGCAGTAGCCGGCGCCACGACGACGACGACGAACTGGGCGGCTGAACTTATCCAGCTCGCGCAGGGCGAGTTCGTGAACCTGCTCTACCCGAACGCCGTGTTTCCTAAGCTGTCGGCAATGGGGACCGCGCTCAACTTCGGGCCGAATGCCGGCGCGATAAAAATCCCGTCGCGGCAAACGACGCCAAGCATCGGCGGGTCGTTCGTCGCCGAATCGGCACCCATTCCCGTGCGCCGATTGGGGACGACCTCGATCACGCTCTATCCGCACAAGGTCGGTGCGATCTCAGTCTACAGCCGGGAGATTGCGGCATATTCGAACCCGGCTATCGAGAGCCTGATCCGCGACAGCATCGTGAACGATACGAGCATCAACGTCGACGGCGTGCTGCTCGATAACGCGGCGGTATCGACAACGAGGCCTGCCGGGTTGACCAACGGCGTCTCGACGCTCACCGCGACGGCGGGCGGCGGTTATGCGGCGTTCCTAGGCGACCTCAACAAATTAACCGCACCGTTTTACGCGGTGAACGCCGGCCGCAAGCTAGTAATGCTGACGAACCCGCAACAGCGGCAGCAGTTGATCTACGCACCGGGTCCAGCCGGCGCGCCGTTCGGCTGGTCGACGCAGTTCACCGATATGTTCACCGTCATTGCCAGCACGACCATCGCGGCCGGCTCCGTCTACATGATCGACGCGGTGGACTTTGTCTCGGTATCCGGCGCACCAGAATTCGAGGTCAGCGAAGTCGCGACGCTCCACATGGAGGACACGACACCGCTGAACATCGCAACCGGCGCGCAGGGGAGCGGCGTTCTCGCAACACCGACGCAATCGATGTTCCAGACGGGTCAGATTGCAATTCGGATGATCGCGAACATCTCCTGGGCGATGCGGCGCACGGGCATGGTTCAGTTCATCAGCACCGGCGTTAATTGGGGGCCATAAGCACCTTGTGAGGGCGGGGCTTCGGCCCCGCCTATTTTGAGCGAGGAAGTCAGATGTCCGACGAAACGCCGCAGCCAACGCCGACGCAAGCCCAGGCGGACGCGCTGAAGGAGCAGGCGCACGGTGTCACTGACGAGTCCGAGCCGGCGACGGCGCCGCCGGTCAACGTCGATGTGCCTGCAATCTTACGGAATGGCGCCGTGACGGCTAGTGCCGCCGTAGGCGACACCCTCAACTGCACGATGGGCAATTGGGAAGGTGAACCGACCAGCTATGCTTACGCTTGGAAAAGCGATGGGGCGGGCGATCTTGGCACAGGCAGCAGCTACGTCGTCGCCGCCACCGATGCCGGGCATACCATCACTTGCATCGTTACCGCGACGAATGCGTTGGGCTCAACGGCAGCACCGCCGTCGAATGCCATTTCGATAACCTAGGAGGCCAACATGCAATCAATACAACCCGACAAACGCACCGATCGCGAGATGCCGCCGAAAGGCCCGCGTATCGCAGAGCGGACGGTGGAAGAAACGGTAGCGGAGATGAACAGCCCGCCACAACCGACGCCGACGCAGGCGGAAGCCGATGCGCTGCTAGGGGGAGAGCCGGCGTCCGAAGCGATGCACGCGAACGAAACCGCAGAGCAGCGCCGCGAGCGCGAGGCGCGCGAAGCCAAAGAGACACCGGAGGAGCGTGCGCAGCGGCAAGCGCGCGAGAAGCAGCAGCGAGACGCGCGTCCGGCGCAGAACCAGCCGGGCTACCAGACGCGATGATAGCGCGGGCGCTGCCGAAGATGTCACTCCCTCGGACGCAATTCTGAATGGCGAACTGGCTCGCCAGGATGTGGCCATTCGGCCGGGCTGCCGAAGGGCAGTACCGGCCGGGGCCATATCCTCTCTCGACCGGGTGGTTGCCGGCGGGCTCGCCGTGGAACTTCTGGCAGACCGGGTTGCCGCAGAACGGGCTGCCGTACGGCGAGCGGCGCGCGATGGTCGAGGCCTGCGTCTCGGCCTACAGCCAGACGGTGCCGATGTGTCCGGGCGACCATTGGCGCAAGCTCGACAATGGCGGCCGCGAGCGTGTCGTCAATTCGGCGCTGACCCGCATCTTGCGCCAGCCGAACGATTATCAGAGCATTAGCGATTTCTTGCTGAACCTGACGCGGCGGCTCTACGAGCGCGGCCAGAGCTTCGCGGTGGCGGTGCGCAACAACCGGGCCGAGATCGTCGAATTGCATCTGATGCGCGAGGGCCGGGCGCAGATCGCGGAGGACGGGTCGATCTTCTACTCGTTGCAGGGCAACGAGGTCGCGCAGCAGCGGTTCGACCTGGCGATGCCGATCCCGGCGCGCGATGTGCTCCACGTCCGATTGCACACGCCGCGGCACCCCCTGATCGGCGAAAGCCCGATCCTGTCGGCGGTGCTCGATCTCGCGATGTCGGGCGCAGCGCTCAATCAGCAGATTGCGTTTTACCTGAACCAGGCGCGGCCGAGCTTTACGCTCCAGACCGACCAGCCGTTGAGCGAGCAGCAGATCGATCAGACGCGGCAACGCTGGAACAACGTCACGCAAGGCGAGAATGCGGGGCTCACCGCGGTTCTCGCCAACGGCCTGAAAGCGAACCCGATCGCCACCAGCGCGGTCGATGCGCAACTGGCGGAAATGATGAAGATGACCGACCAGAACATTGCGCTCGCGATGCGCGTGCCGTTGCAGATCCTCGGCATCGGCGGCCCGACCTATGCCTCGACGGAATTGTTGATGCAGTCATGGATCGCCTCGGGGCTCGGGTTCACGTTGAACCACATCGAAGAGGCGATGGGCAATTTGTTCGGCCTGCGCGGCCAGCCTGACGAATATCTGGAGTTCGACACGCGCGCGTTGCTGCGCAGTGCGTACCGCGAGCGCATCGAGGCATTGGCGCGAGGTGTCATCTCGGGGATCTACAGCCCCGACGAGGCGCGCGCGTCGGAGGATCTGCCGGCGGTGCCGGGCGGCTATGGCGAGCAACCGCGGGTGCAGCAGCAGGTCGTCCCGCTGTCCTATGGCGCCGATCTGAAGCCGCCCTCGCCGCAGGCAGCGCCGCCAACACCGCCGCCCGACAATTCCGCCGATGGGAGTGGCGATGGAGCAGATCAGGCCGCCAAGGCAATCGCCCGATTCCGGCGACGCACCGGGGATGACCGATACTCTGACGCCGCTTGAGGCGTTGGCCGACGAGCTCGGCGCCTTTGCGTCGGGCCTCGAGCGGGAGCTTCGCCTTTCGGTTGCCAAGCTGGCGGCCGAGCTGCGCGCCGACCGGGCCGAGGCGGAGTTAAACCTCGATCGGCTGATCGCCACGAAGCTCGCGAGCTTGCGGGACGGCCAGGATGGCGCTGCGGGGCCGCAGGGCGAGCGTGGGGAGCGGGGAATGCCTGGGGAGGCTGTCATAGGCCCAGTCGGCGAACCGGGCATTCCTGGGCCTCCTGGCGCGCCCGGTGAGGCCGGGCAAGCCGGAGCCGATGGCCGGTCTTTTACGATTCGCGGGACGTGGCAGGCCAAGGGTGCCTATCGGGCGCTCGATATCGTCATGCTGAACGGCGCGAGCTTTGCCGCCAGGGCGGACGATCCGGGGCCGTGTCCCGGCGAGGGCTGGCAGATGATCGCCGCGCAGGGCAAGTGCGGGCCGCCGGGGAAGCCGGGAGCCAAGGGTCCGCCGGGGCGCGGCCTGGCGAGCGCCACGATCGACAATGAAGGTCTGCTGACGCTGACCCATGAGGACGGCTCGGCGGTGACGTGCGATCTCTATCCGGTGCTGATCCGGGTGGCGCGGTAATGCCGCCAGCCAATTACCGGATCACGCGGATCACGGCGCCGGCCGCCACTTTGGTGCTGGTCACGCTCGACCAG